GCATCAAACAAACTATCAATTGTATTATCAGCTGCTATAACAGTTGATGCGAATACTAAACTTAAGTTTGTTGGTTCAGTAGACCCAGCAGACACATTTGTAGTTGCAGAAAATGTGACATATTATGATGACGGCGCAAGATATACTTTTGCTGATGAAGATAACAGTTAATTATGAAAGAAATAGACCAGAAGTTAGATGATATTCTAAATATCGAATCTACTATCAAAAAAGAAACTCAAGTAGTTAAACTTCCTTCTCGACATGAGAACATGGAAACAGACTACAAATATGCTAGAGAAAATCTATATGGACTCGTAGAACGAGGACAAGATGCAATCGAAGGTATATTACAACTTTCTAAAGAAACGGAACATCCTCGTGCCTACGAAGTCGCAGGCCAATTAATCAAAACTGTTGGAGAGACAGCAGAAAAGTTAATAGACCTTCAACAAAAATTGAAGAAGTTAGAGGGCGAAGAGACTAAAGTTGGAACACAACACAATCATTTATATGTTGGTTCAACATCTGAGTTGCAAAAATTTCTAAAGAAAGATAAACAAAAGAATGGTTCAAGCTAAAAACGAAGGATACTTAGGTAATAACCTAATCAAGAGAGCCGGTGTTGAAACAAAATACACGCAGGAAGAGATAGCTGAATATCAATTATGTTCATCAGACCCTTGTCATTTCATAGAAAAATACACCCAAATCATATCACTAGATGAAGGACTTGTGCCCTTTAATCTGCGTGGTTATCAAGAACAGTTAATCAATCACTTTAATGAACATAGATTTAGTGTTGTTTTGGCTGCAAGACAGTCAGGTAAATCAATAACATCTTGTGCATATCTACTATGGTATCTTCTATTCACACCAGAAGTCACTGTGGCGATTCTGGCGAACAAAGGGGCGATTGCTAGAGAGATGGTAGCAAGAATAGTAACCATGTTGGAAACCGTGCCATTCTTCTTACAACCAGGCGTAAAGATACTAAACAAAGGTAATATAGAGTTTGGTAATGATAGTAAACTAGTGGCAGCTGCAACATCTTCAAGTTCGATTCGTGGTATGTCAATTAACATGTTGTATCTGGATGAGTTTGCTTTCGTAGAAGATGCAGAAACATTCTATACTGCAACATATCCAGTGGTAACATCTGGTAAAGATTCAAAGGTTATTATCACATCTACTGCAAATGGTGTGGGTAATATGTTCCATAAAATATATGAAAGTGCCGTTCATGGTAATTCAGAATATGAAGATTTCTTAATTAGTTGGTATGATGTGCCAGGAAGAGATGAGGAATGGAAGAAACAAACCATCGCAAACACATCAGAGGCGCAATTCGAACAAGAGTATGGTAATAGTTTCTTAGGAACAGGTAATACACTCATCAATGCAGACACCTTATTAGGTATGAGAGCATTAGACGGAGAATGGCAGAAAGATGGTTTAACTGTATATGAGAGACCACAAGAGGGACACGACTACATAACAACAGTCGATGTATCGCAAGGAAGAGGATTCGACTACTCTACCTTTAGTATATTTGATGTGAGTAAGAGACCATTTAGACAGGTTTGCACCTATAGAGACAACATGGTCAGCCCTTTACTCTTTCCGGATTTAATAAATAAGTATTGTAGTAGATATAATGAATCCCTAGTTATCATAGAGAATAACGCAGAGGGTTCGATGGTCGCTACTCAGTTGCATTATGATATTGAATATCCAAATGTATTCGTTCAAGGTTTAACGAAAGCAGAAGATATTGGTATTACAATGTCTAGAAAAATTAAAAGAGTTGGTTGTTCTACTTTAAAAGAACTTCTCGAAGAAAATAGACTCGTTGTAGTAGATAGGCCCACAATAACTGAACTAATGACATTCGTTCATAAGGGGTCATCATTCGAGGCCGACAGAGGATATCATGACGATATGGTCATGAATTGTGTTTTATTCGCATGGTTTGTAACCACCGAATTTTTCACACACTTAACGGATACTGCTGTAAAAGACTTATTGTATTCTGAACAACAGAAGATGATAGAAGACGATATGTTACCAGCAGGAGTATTTGGAGAACAGAACACGGATACATTTGTAGATGATACAGGTCAATTATGGTCTGCGGATGGATTAAAGTAGTTCTTAGATGATATAAATATATAAATAAAAGTGTAAACAACTTTTACAATGTAAAAATACATTAACAGGAGAAAAGTATGGCATTTCAAGTTTCACCAGGCGTTCAGGTCAAAGAGATTGACCTATCGAATGTTGTCCCAGCAGTTTCCTCAACAAGAGGCGCTTTCGCTGGAATATTCCAATGGGGTCCTGTTGATGAAGTAAAAACAGTTTCAGACGGACAACAGTTAGTTGATGAATTCTTCCAACCGGCTAATACAGACGCTGGAGCTGAAGACTTCTATTCAGCAGAATCATTTTTGAAATATGGTTCTTCACTAAGTGTTGTAAGAATATCTAATACTGGATTATTCTCAGCAAACGCTAGTGGAAACGGCGCAACATTATTAAAACACTCTGATGATTACACAAATACTTTCAAAAGTGGTGGTAGTGCAGGTACAGTAGGACAATGGACTAGTAGATTCGCTGGTGCTTTAGGTAATTCACTTAAAGTTTCAGTGTGTGCTTCTAGTGACGCTTACTTCAATAATAGTGCATCTCTAATAAACAATGGGTCAGGTTACGCAATTGGATCAACAGCAGTTGTTGTTGACAATGGCGCTCTGTTCATCGTTGGAGATATTCTTAAATTCGCAAATCATGATAATCATTATAAGATTACTGCGATTGCGACTCATACCTTAACAATTGAAGCTTTAAACCAACCTGCTGGCACAGGTCTAGTCGCTGCTCTCGTAGATAACGAAGCAGTAGATAGATATTGGGAACATTATGCATTATTCGATAAGAAACCTGAAACATCAGCTCACGCTGCTCTGATTGGTGCATCGAATGATGAAATACATGTTGTCGTATCAGACGAAGATGGTGCTATAACAGGAACTAAAGGGACTGTATTAGAGTCTCATGGTTTTGTTTCATGCGCTACTGACGCTAATGACAGTGTTGGTAACTCTAATTATTATAGAGATGTAATCGAAAGAGATTCATCATATGTTTATTGGTCAGGTCACAAGACCGGCGCCACAGGCACACACGCAACTGTGAATGAACATAGAACATTGGCGACCGCAGTAGGAACTGCGTTCACACGACCAAGTCTTCCAATCACTAACTCATTGAGTGGTGGTGCTGATGGAAGAGCTAACCCAACAGTCGGACAAAAAACTGATGCATGGGACAAACACTTTGCAGATGGCGAGTTAATCGACATATCATTCCTAATCGTGGGTTCTACAGGAACCGATGGTGGGGGTGGTTCAGAAGCTGCACAAGATATAGTCGCAGACCATAACAGTTTAGTCAATGCTGCTATCATAATCGCTGAGGCGAGAAAAGATTGCATCGTAGTTGCATCACCTAGAAGGGCTTCAGTAGTGAATGTCGCTTCTGAGTCAACTCAAGTGACTAATGTTAAGGCAGATTTCGCATCAGTGACTTCTAGTTCATATTGTGTTCTAGATTCCAGTTGGGTATACCAATACGAAAGATACAACGATAGATACTGTTGGATTCCAGGCAATGGACACACCGCAGGCCTCATGGCAAGAGCAGACTTACTGCAAGACCCATGGTATTCACCTGCTGGGTTCTCAAGAGGACAATACATGGGTATTACCAAACTTGCGCTTAATCCAAAACAATCATCTAGAGATGACTTGTATCGTGCAAGAATTAATCCAATAGTAACCTTCCCAGGACAGGGAACAGTTCTATTTGGAGATAAGACCGCATTAAGTTCACCTTCTGCATTTGATAGAATCAATGTAAGAAGACTATTCATCACTTTAGAAAAGGCAATATCAACTGCTGCTAAGGCTCAATTATTTGAATTCAACGATTCATTTACAAGGGCATCATTTAGGGCTGCTGTAGAACCTTTCTTAAGAGATGTAAAAAACAGGAGAGGTTTAGTAGACTTTTCTGTAGTTTGTGACGAAACAAACAATACAGATGCTGTTCAAGATAGAAACGAATTCGTTTGTTCAATATTCTTGAAACCAACTAAATCAATTAACTACATAACATTGAACTTTGTCGCTGCTAAGAGTGGCGTTCAGTTCGAAGAAATTTACGGCGCAGTTTAAGGAGTATAAGTAAATGGCAAGTATAGACCAATTTAAAGCACAATTACTCGGCGGAGGCCCAAGGGCTAATAGATTCCGAGTCTTTATACCTAGAACTGGTAATAAGATTGAATTCTTATGTCAGTCAGCAAATATACCCGCTGCTACGCTAGGTGTAGTTGAACAACAGTTTAGAGGACACATTCTGAAACTCGCAGGAGACAGAACATTCGAACCTTGGACTGTGACGATTATTAATGATATAGAATTTTCATCAAGAACTGCTCTAGAG